TGGAGATCGAGATTCAGCTGAGCAAGGATGAGTGGGTGGTGAAGTCTGGCCGCGTCAAAGACGTGATCTGGACCGTGCGCCGCCGCGAGCCCATGGTGTCCGTGCTCTTGAGGGCCTAACCAATAAGTTAACCGGCGCCGTCGGCGTCCGGTTGAACTGGCGGTTAGGCGTTACGGACTAAACAGAAAGGATGCACATGAGCACCGAAGCAATGAAACTTGCGCTTGAGGCAATTCAGGACTTGCGAGGCTATCGACCAGATATTGATAAGGCAATCGACGCGATCCGCACCGCCATCCAGCAGGCAGAGGCCCAGCAGCCCGCCACGCCTGAGCGGGTGCCGATGACGGATGAAGAAATAGGTTATTGGTATTCCCGCACACCATCAAACTTTGTATTCAGCCACTTCAAGGCAGCTATTCGCTCAGCCGAAGCCCACCACGGCATCACCACCACCCCGCAGCCAAGTAACGCCTAACGCTGAGGTAACAGGCGCGCCGACTACCGGCGCAAACAAAGGAGAGGAAGCATGAACACACGAAACATCAAAACGAAGCTGCTGATCGGCGCGTCCTTGTTGACCGCCGTGTTAGCGGCTGGGTGCAGTAATGAAAACTTGAATTTGCAACTAAGCAATGCCGTTAGCGAAGCAGACAAGCATACAGGGGTGATTCTATATAGCGGATATAGCTTCCAGCTTGTGCGCGTGAATATCAACGGCGTGGATTACATCGCCAACAGCAAAGGCGGACTTGTTCGTGTTGACCGCTAACGTTGCCAATAACCGGATACCAACGGCGCCGCAGGACTGACCGGAGCGCACCACGGCCACCCGCCGATGGTATTCCGGTTGATTGGCTGGTTAGGCCCGACGTGACCAACTAGGAGAACCACTGTGCAGATTACAGAGTACGTGCCCGCCGAGAAGTTTGGCCAGTTCCACGCGATCCTGTGCGCGACAGGTGGGCGCTACCTACGCGACCCATTCCCGTTGTGGGCGCGCGTGGAGGTGCATTACGAGCCAGGCGACTACAAGGCGCACTGCGAGGCATGGGCGCGCTGTGTGACGCCGATTCGAGAGGTCAGGCGAGATCAATGGTGGCGCGTGGCGCTGCGCCGCTGTGGACTGCGGGCCTAACAAGACAGCTAAGCGCGCGGCGTAGCCGTCCGCTTGAGCGAACGGTTAGGCGGCGCATCGGAGGATCACATGGACGACCCGCAAGAAAGAGCAAAGCGACTGGCGACAACAGCCGCCGAGGAATTTGTTAGGTGCAACGGCATCTCGACCGGCACGCCAGATGAATTCATTTTTCACGGCGCAGACCTTGCCGATGAGTATTTTCAGGACTGTATCGCGCACCTGAAATGGGCCGGCGAATGCGTGGTTTTTGAGCATGATGAAGAAACGACGGTTCTTCTCGGAGATTACACATTGGGGAGCTTTGAATGAGCAAATCAACAGTGCCGCAGCGCGCCAAGAAGTACGCAGACAACTTCAACGCATCGCAAGACCTGACGCTGCAACACGCCGCATGCGCGGGGTTCAGGGCCGGATTTGAAGCGCACAAACGCGACGTTCGGCCAACACTGCACGATCTTGAGGACGAATGCCGTCGCAGGTTCTATTACCTGAGCAAGATGGGTCTATGGGATGACTACCTGGCCAGAAAAGAGCAGGGCGAATTTGAGTTCGTGCGCGGCATTAAGCGCTGCGCAAAGTGACGCCTAACCGTTATTAGGCGTCGGAACCTGACGGATAACGATGGCCCTCACTGGGCCATCCACACAGAAAGCACACATGAGCTTTACCATTACCCCAACGCGATGCGAAATCTGGGGCGAAGAACTGGAAGCGGTGATTGAGATGCAAGACAAGTACGCCTCCAGCGTCACCATCAAGGCGCTGCAATCGCCCGCCTCATGGCGCGAACTGGCCGAGGCCGTGCAGTGCGCACTGGAGACGATGCACCCGGAGTCAGCCAAATGACCGACACCAAAGTAGCTTGGAAGCGCCGAGCATTGAGGGCTGAGCAGGAGCTTGAGGACCTTCGGAAAATCCGCGATTCCGAGACGGACATGCAGCGCAGCTTGCTCAGGCAGGCTGGCGGGTTTGCCGTGGCGATCAGCGAAATTGAGGACGCTATCCAAGCGGCAAAAGACTACATCGGAGGGAGTGCACGATGACACGCGAACAGAAACTAGCCCACCTTCAAGCGTGGCACGACGCCATGACCCGCGCAGACGACGCAATCCAGCCGGTCATCGACGCGCTCAAGCTGTGCGGAGAAGACCCCATCACGAACACTGTATGGCAGTTGCAAACCGACCTCACGCGGGCCTATGCCGAGATTCTGGATGACGCGTTTGAATCGCTGAGCTGGTACGCGAGCGAGAACGACATGGGCGCGAAAGGTAGAGAGGCTGGCATCGGATCAGATGTGCGCCCAATCCGCACGGTGGAAGACCTGCTGTGGCTGATTGAGGTGACAGCATGAGCCGCAGAGCACGCGCCCGCCGCGAGGCCATCGAATCCAAGTACGTCGCCATGCTTGAGGATGACGACACAGACGAAGCAGACTGGGAAGACGCGGACTATAACAGCCTGCGACTGTATGACGAGATTAGCGAGGATTCACCGGCCAGGCTTCAATCATTGTCCTGAGGTCTGTGACGTGTCCGTCAGCTTTTCCCGCCAGCGCTGTAAGCTCTGCTGCACACTCTCCGAATACGTCTGCTGAGGCAATGGAGTAGTCAACTGCGGAGGCGGGGGAAGCTGTGACGGCTGCAGATCGCTTTTTGATGGTGATGCGCAGCCGGTCAAGCTCAGAGCGAGCACCGTCAGCAGCAAGGCGGATTTCGTTTTCTCGTGTGCGCGCATTGTTCAGGGCCTCCGTATATTGGTCAGTGATGAGGCGCGTTTTGCGCTCTGCCTCGTTTCGTTCGGCTTGGCGCTCTGCCTCTATGGCGGAAATCTGTGATTGGTAGTGCGACTCAACCCGCCACCCATTGACAACAGCCCCCGCCACAAACGCAGCAAGCACCACCAACCCCTTAACGTACACAGTCTGGATCATTTGACCACCTCCTGAGCAATGGCAGAAGCGACAAGCCATTTGCGTGCGTTGTAAGTCTCTAGGTCCGCTTTGTTGCTGATGAAGAAGACCTCGACCACCATGCCGCCAGCGCGGACAAAGCCCAACCGGCCACGCGCCGTCTGAGTCTGGTCGATCCATCCCTGATCACCTCTCAGACGCATACCAAGCACATCGGCAATAGCTTTAGCGATCCTCTGCGCCTTGGCCTTGTCACGCGGCATAGCGACAACCTCAACACCCGTAGCAGTCTGGTTGGCCGATGCGTTGCAGTGCAATTCAATCGCACAATCAGAACCCGGCACAAGCGTCAGTGCATGGGCAAGAGGCAGGTTCTGCCATGCCTCACCATCTGTCCTGACATCATGACCCGTGAGCCTAACCTTGTGCGCCACACAATCACGAAGCCACGTCATCAAGTCGCGTTCGTTCTCGCCATGCGCTACTGCGCCAGGGTCTTTGTCGCTGTGTCCTGCTGTGATTGTGATGGTTTTCATGTGATCAGTGTAAGCCATGAGGCCATAATTACACCACCGATGACCGTCGCCAGCGCGTCGATGCGGTCGGGCGTGCCGTGCCCATGTGCATCCCATACTTCTTTGCCGACTGCTGCCACGATGACAGCCAGCATCGCCGGGACGACGCCCCACGGCAGCAGGGCCGCAGCGACGACAGCGCCTGCGAGTGTGTGGGCGATTTTGTCGATGGAGATCATCACGCCACCCGCACTTGCAGCACCGACCCGTTGCGGTACAGCCCACCGATTGGGATCCCGCCAGTAGCTGCCGCCGCATCGCTTGCGTAGGCTGGAACGTCTTGGATCAGCGTAGTTCCTCCGCCGAGCGCAATGTTGTTGAACACGTTGTTGAATCGCACCAATCGGCTTGTGGTGCCAAATGCGTTCAGTGTTGCGCCATCACGAAACACGTTGTTGTAAATAGTGATGTCCTGAGCATCACCATTTGTCCCTGCCGTTGCCCCAGGCTGACCGCCTATAGCTACCTCTTTTGAGAAGACGTTACCGTCTACAACCCAGCGATTTGGCGCATTGGTGCCGTTAGTGTTTGGTCCTGAATAAATATCCGTCGTGCCAGTAGTTCCGCTGAACACGTTATCCGAAATCTTCCAGTCGTTCCCGCCGCTGCTGGACGATGTTTGCGCAAGCAGCAGTCCGTTCTGGCAGTTCTTGACCCTGTTTCCCGTGAAGGCGACATTGCTTGACGACAGGTGATAGATGACGTGTGTCAGGTTCTCGAACTGATTCCCTGAAATAATCTTTTCGCCGCCGCTGGCGAACATACAGATAGCGTAGAAATTGCCTGTTGGCGAGACCCCGGCCACACGGTTATTCGTGAACTGAATCGAATGGCTGTACGCCCCAGAAGACACATCCAACACACACGCGGAAGGAAGCGCGGTGTTAGTGCGCAAAAAGATATTCCCATCAATGACTGTGTTCTCTGCGCTGTTCAGCAGATAGATGTACCCGCTGTTGCCGCCAGAGCAGACCACGTTGTCAAACACGTTGCTGCTGATGATGGTTTCGCCCAGCGTGTCCTCAAGATGGATAGCCGAGTCACCGGCCACGTTCTTGACTGTGTTGCCGCTGATGATGACGCCGCGCACGCTGGTGATGCCCACAAAACGCTTTTCGGTTGCGGCTGTCGGATACCCGGCGCTGCCAGTGAACACGTTGTTTGTGATCGTCCAGAACTCAGAAGCCCCCGTCGATGTCTGGTTGGCCTCAACGAAGTCGGCCCCCATGTTGACTGCTGTGTTGCCGTCAATCAGGACATGGTTGGATGAATAGCCCGCTTGCCCGATGATGCCGTAGCCTGTTGAGTCAAACGTACACCCACTGACGGTTACGTTATCGCACTCCCAAAGCCAAACCCGCTGATTCCCGCCGTGGAAATACACGTTCAGGAATTTGACGTTCTGCGAGTCACTGATAACCCGGATGCCCCCGTCAGCGCCCGCCGTGCCGTCCAACGTCAGATCGCGGATGCTCAGATTGTCGAAGCCGTTGGTGTCGATGTAGACGCTACCAGCCGCAGATTTGAGTACGCTGTCATGCCCCAACCCAAAGATTGACTGACCATCCGCCGTAAACGCAACGCTGGTTTCGTAGAGCGTGATGCCTGGCGGAATAAGAACAGATTTGCCGGTGTTGAGCGCATCCTGAAGGGAAGAATAGTCATTGACGCTCACAAACTCCCGCAGCTTTGCCTGCACAGTCGTGGCGACTGCGCCAGAGCCAGACCCGATGAACCCCACCAGCGCAGCGCCGCCAGTTGCGGCCAGGTCTGCGCGAAGAACACTAGCCCCATCAACAGAAACAAACTGCGCACGGATCGTAACTGTCCGACCATTACCTACGACGGTAATGTCATACAAACCATCAGGCGCATAGAAAGCAACCTTAGCAGAGCTGTCGGCAGTGAATGGGTTTGCCAGAGGGGAACCAGATTCGTCCTGCAAACCAGTCGCAAGCGTAGCTGTTCCTGCCTCGTAAACAGTGACGGTAGCACCCGGCATGATATTACCTGATGCATCTTGCGCGAAGTATGTTTTCAGTTCCATGTCTATGCCTTAAAACTTGAGCATTGCCGAGAAGGCGGTATTGCGTGGTCTAGTTTCGTTCCCGCCTGTTGCTTGTGTCTGATTTGTTATTGCGAAATTTGGCCCACCAACCGGGATTCCTCCGGTGCCTGTCGTGTTTGAAATAGGAATTGCGTGCGTGTGGCTTTTGATTTCGTCATCCTGCCAAGACCCCATAGCACGCCCAGCATCAACGCCTCGCCCATCATCCCAGAACCGCTGGAATTCCCCGCGAACGTCGAACGCACGGAACGTCACGCCATCAGCGTTATCTGCCATGAGCAGTGTGCCCGCCTGCCAAACACCAACCGCCACGAATCGCCCATTGTGCAGGCCCCACGCACGCAGGGCAGCGTACTGAGAGCGGCTCAGAGCCAACGTTTCAGAGCCGACCCGACGATAGCCTGTTCGTGCTGTTGGCTGCGTGTCCATCTCAATGCGGCCAACGAATTGCGATGCGTAGCCAGTGTACGAAGCGCCGTTAGCCGTGAACGACTGCCACGTCATGAGCGAGTTGTAATCGTCATGCCAGATGGGGCCAACGTTTGCTGTTGGCAAAGCCTCGCCCGATGTGAAAAACCGACGCTGATACGCATCAATCCAGGACGCCCCCACAGCGCCGGGTTCGGTGTTGTTCGTTGCAGCAGTAGAAAGCCATGCACGCGAGTTGTGGTACACCACCGCATTGATTGGATAAGGCGCACCCAACGACGACCACGATGCCGCGCCCTGCAACTGAATCTCTCCAATGGCCTGGGTCGCCATGAACAAAACGCCGTTCATTTCCTCACGGCCAACCGGCTTGTAATCAGGGTCAGGCACACCCGGCGAGATTTCACGCGGGCGCTCATAGTCAAACCCCCAGCCCTGTGGCAAGCTCACCGAACCGTCAGGCTGAGTAGCAGATGGGATAGTGATTTTGTCGCCAGCGTTTGCAAATGGCGTCTTGAAAATGTGGGCCATCAAGCCTCCAAAATAAGTGCTGTCTCGTTAAAAACGAGCACGTTTGTTTCGCTGATATTGTATCCAACAGTGGACGGGCGCAGCAGTAAATCGTATTTCTCAAGCACAAGACGCAACGAACTCGGAATGAGAAAATTGAACTGATAGTCAATCGTCATGTCCTGATTGTCTGTGACGTATGCGTTCCCACCGAAGTCAGTAAACACCGTTGACAAAATGCGATTGATGTTAGGTAGTGTCGGGCGCGTCGTGAGTTGCGCATAACGCAATCTGATAACCAAACGCTTTTGATCTGTGGTCAAAGAGATGGTGCCAGAGTTCAGGCGAGAGAAGTTACCGTTCTCAAAGTTCTCGTTGTACTGACCAAAACCGAAAGCAGGCTCAGCAGCAGAGGCGTCAACATCTACGCCTAGATCAATATCGAGAATCCGAGACCAGACAGCCAGCCCGAAATCGTTTGCCGTGTTGAAGTCAAACACGTCACGAATCCAAGATTCCCAGAACTCAACCTGAGCCCCATCAAACCATGCTTGCTCAGCCTCAACAATACGGCGCAGGTTATCCGCCCCTTCGTATTGCCACAGAATGGCCAGAAGCAGGTTTACGTTAGCGTCGATATGCTGAATCGTGCTCATACGATGTTGACCGTAATGGCAGAGCGTTGCAGGGTTGCGACTTCATCAAGCGCAACGATCAATGGTGCTGTTGTCCACGTTGCGCCGTCTGTAGAAATCTCGATGTTTGTCACGATCAGTGGCGGCTGAACTTGATTGATCGCGCCTGAGAACTCAAACGGGTATACGTTATCGCCAACCTTAAGACCCATGCCGCCCTCAAGATCACCATTCACATAATTCATGATGGCATCACGGACAATGGTCTGCGCATCAAGCGGCGTAGCCTTCACGCTCACACGAACAAGGATTGGGATTTGAGTAGGACGGTCGAACTTTACCGTAGAGTTTTGACCTGAGTATTGGTCAGATACTACGATGGATTGCGCCCCGTTAAATCCAGCGCCAGCCGTCTTTGTTTCGTACAGCGCGTTAGCCACATCTGCGTCTGACCCGCCTTCTACACAGGCGTAAACAGAGTGAGCAATCATGCTAATGCCATCAATGGTCTGCGTGGTTGCCGCCGTGTTTTCCCGGAACGACATGCTCCGCACCTCGGGTATTGACATGATCCGCGAGACGATTGCCTCCGCGACAGACATGTTTTGCAGGGCCAGAGTGTCACGTCGGCGACGGCGTGCTGCGATGTCAGATTCTTCCAGATCGCCAGGCACCGCCGCGTTTGGATTGTCTACAGTTTCCCACCCTAGGACAGCAGAAGCGACGGTATCCAGCCCGTTTGCAGGCACTTCAACAGGCCCGTATTCAATGGCCGTCATGCTCCCCGTGATCGTTCCGCCAGCGCCGATGATGTACGGATTGTCAGTCGTGAAAATCTGACCAGACCCCGACACGATGGCTTGAGATCCTGCCGGGATGTTAGTGCCTGGCACGCCAGAGAACACCACGCCTGAGATGGTCGATTGCGTCGCAGAGCGGCGAGCACCACCCGTGAACGACATGAGTGCGTCAAGGAAAACACCACCAGCAACGTCCGGATTGATCTGGTTAGCCAGCTCTGCATTGTTGCGGGCAACTGCGTCACGCTCTTCGGTTTGCAGGGTGATGATGACGCCTTGAGGCGTCTCTGGCGTCGTCACAAGATCAGCCCCGAACACGGACTTCCATTCAGCCACCACGTCGGCGCGTGTCGTCGCAGTGTCTGGGACGATAACGCCTAGCGTGTCGATGTAGTCGTAATCAGCCATTCACTGTTCCTTGTCCGAATTCTGTTGTGATCGTGGCTGTATAGCCTAGAACATCGCCGACTTGTTGTGCCGTCAACTCATCAATACGGATGACACCCGGGCATTGCAGCAAGCGGCGACGAAGGCCAGCTTCAAACTGTGCGATGTTGGGAGACGATCCAAAAGCAACACCAAAATACGGGATACCCGCGTCAGCCGCGTGAATCATTTCGCCAAGCAGCGTAGATGCATACTGACGGGCAGTGAGCAACACAGCGTCAATGTCTGTCTTGAATGTAAGGTTACCCAGCTCATTCAAGAGTAGATCGTTGTTTTCATTGACGCGCAAGGTTCTCACAAAGGTCCGCCCGTGTTACTTGGTCCCGAATCCACGCCAGAATGAACGTGAGTGCTTCCGATGTTGACGCCGTTATTGGTCATGGTGCCTGTGACTGACATATTACCAACCACCTCTATCTCCGCCGCCTCAATCTTGACCTTGCCAGAGTGGAGCGACACACACACGCTGCCGTCAAGGGATTGGATCACCAATGCGTCAGCGTTTGCGCCATCAATTACCCACGATTTTAGCGTGTCGGGGAAGAACATACCATCGCTAAACGAGTGCTGGCGCAAAGTATTGGGCCAATCCTCAAGGCCCCCGCGCTGCATGATGAGGCTCATATCCCGGTCGGTGGCTTTGAGCCATCCGAAGTCACCGGGCTTAACAGGGAATCGAATGAAGAACCCCCCACCACCAAATCGAAACACCGGGATATTTGAAAGCTGAGCACGGCTGATCTTCTGGCCGTCCGTGGTGCCAAGCATCACCAGAGGCTTGATGACAGCACGGTTCGTGGCGTCGTCGTAGCTAACCACCTTGGCGGGGATCATGTCGTCCACGCCGCGTAGGAAGTTCTGCAACACGTCAGTCATGACGCCTGCAAAGTCTCCATCATTTGCTTTGTCTAGGTTGGGTGGTGAACTCATAAGCGGGTGCAGGTTGCGACGTAGAAGAATGGGTCATCATGCGATGCAACTTCAAACTTCAACTGGTCGATAGTGTAATCTCCGCTGGCGGCTTTGTTGAACTTTGAATCCAAGCGAAGCAATCCGCCTAGCGCAGATTCTCCGTCGATCAAAAAAGTAACGTCCACGCCCTTTTCGGTGATCTTTGGCAATCCAACAAGCCCGCTATTCATGTTGAGAATACGTGTCTTCCCTGTCAACGCCTTGTCCTGATCCTTTACAACAAGTTCGGCATCATCCACGAATGCACGCACACCGCCAGCCTCTTGGAGTTTGTTCACGAGGTGCAGGGCTGATCCGGTGAACGCGAAGTTTCCTATGTTCTTATCGGTGGCTTGGAAGTTCAGCGTGAGGCCAAGGCGTGATGCAACCTGCTGCGCCAAAGATTGAAGACGCACCAGAGCTTGTCCGTCAATCGCGACGATGTTGCCCTTTTGTGCTGATCCGGTCTTTGCCTTGATGATCACATCAACGTCAGGCGGTAGGCCTGGCTCTGCACTTTCTATGTCGCCATAGAACAGGCGAAACGTACCCGTACTCACTCGGCCCGCATCCACATACAAGCGCTTTGGCGACTTGTTGGAATTGAAAGGGCTTGTCTCTGTCAGTATGTAATCACGCACGTCCGTAGACAATCCCGTGATTGTCACGGTGCATTCATTCTGAGTCGGATTGGCCTTCTTCACCCCTGACGCCTTGACGCGCAGACCTTCGTACCAGCGGATTTGCCCTGATACCTCAATCCCCACACGAATGACACGCAGGTCAACCATTACGCCAAGTCCTCAGCGGTGACGTAGTGCAACGACTGGTCAACGGTGAATCGCTCCCACCACGGATTATCGTCTCGCTCGGTGACGAACATGAAATTGCCGTGCCCCGCAGCCAAGCGGCGGTATGGGATCACTGGCATACCAGCAACTGCCCGTTGCCCGCGCAGGATAGGCGTATCGTTCAGATCACCATCGATGCCCCTCGTATCGCTTGCGGTCTTGATCGTGAGCGCCCATCGGTTGCCATCAAGCGTAACCGTGATGGCCTGATTGGGTGACTGCTGAATCGGAATGGTACGCATCAGAACAACGCCCGGTAAAGGAGTGATTGCTTTTTGACTTTCGCCTGTGTGGGGGCGGGTGTCTCGGTGGTCTGTTGCTGCCCGCGCTTAACAGTGCTGGCCTGTTTCTTTTGCGTGACTTTCTTTGGCGGCAACTCGCCGTATTCAGGCTGAATCGTGCGCCACTCTTGCAGCACAACAGGCACGGCGATGGTGCTGCCATTCTCTGGCGTCTCATCGTGCGGGATGGCCGTGATGATCAGCGAGAAATAGACGGCAACCTTGGTCTGAACAGTCAGGATGCGCTTCTCAGAGAACGCCGCACGCAGTTCAGAGAAAGCGTTTCGCGTGTCATCCGTCAGCAGGAAATCGACCGTGATTTGAATTGGCTGGCGTACAAAATGGTCTGATCGTGTGGTACCGTCCTCGACGGGAAACTGCGTCAGTTTGCCATCTTCACGCACGCTCACGCGCATAGGCTGAGAAGCCGTGAACAACTGGTTCAGCGACTCATCCTCAAGGATGGCGACAAGGGTTGTTTCCATTACCGTGCCACCCCTGTTGCTGCCGATGTTTGCAGGCTCTTAAGCTGACCGTTCAGCGAGCCGCCAATGTCCTTGCTGATGCCTTGTGCATCCGTGGCTTGAGTCTGCACCTTCACCTCACCAATGCTGACGTTTGTCTCTGATTTTCCGCCGACGGTATTGGAGATGGCCGCGCTAGACATGGCGTTAGTGGGGGCGCCAGCAGCCGCAGATACAGCCTCAGCGCCAGCAGCTACGCCGCCACCATCGTCACCAAATCCAAAGAACCCTGCAACAGCCTTGCCAGCATTGCGGACCTTGTCCACGCCGCTCATAACCTTGCCAACGAACGCATCCCAAGCCGCCGTAATACCGCTCCAAATGCCCATGACGAAATCACCCAGAGCCTTGAATGCTGCGATGGCGGCAGGAATGACACGCCCAATGAGCGAGTCATTGCCCTCGATGAAGTTCATCACGTCATCGTAGGCAAGCGCGAACAACGCCGCAAGACCTGCGATAGCTGCGCCCATGAGGATCAGAGGCCATGTGGCTGCGATGGTTGCCACCGCTGCGCTAATCATGGCGGGCAGGTACATCGCAGTGATGATCCCAGCAATCCCGATGAAGAACCCGATAACCACATCCTTATTCTCAGCGGCCCATGATGCAGCCTTGCCAACCCACGTAACGAACGCCGTCAGGGCAGGCAGGATAGCTTGATAGAACCCGTCAGCAGCACCAGACACCACCATCTTGGTAGCGTTCATGGCATCTTGAAACTGTTTCGCGTTTTCGACGGCCTCTTTGGTGACCTTGCTGTTTTCCTGCTGAGTGCGCAGAAGATCCTCTAGAGCGCGTCGCCCCTTCAGGATCATCTCCACGGTGCGGTTATCTGTGATGCCCAGTTCCTTGATACGGAACACAGCCTCACCGCGTGGCATGCCCTCGACAGCGGAGGCCAGATCAAGCATACCTTGACTTGCGTTTTTTGCCTGCCCGTTTGCGTCCTTGAGCGAGATGCCTAGAGCGGCAAAGGTCTTGGCCCGGCCAGACTCCACATCGGCCATTGCCTCGCCCATGCTTTCGGCCATGTCGGTGAGGCTGTCGCGTGCGCCTTGAGCGTCACCACCCATTGACTCAGCGGCACGCCCGAAGGCGTCTACTTCTTCCGTCGCCAAGCCCAAAGCGTCAGCCGTGCGACTGATCGCCATGATCTGCTCGGCTCGTCCAATGGCGCCAGTCACGGCTTGCGAAGCGGCCACCGCACCGGCAAACCATCCCACCAGCTTTCCAGTCAACGAACGGAAAGACTCCGTGCTTTTGCCCGCCTGCTTGTCTGCCTCCTTCATCGACTTGACAAGATCGTCCGTCGATTGCTCGGCCTTGTTCAGGCCCTGATTCATCTTAGATGTATCGGCCTCGAACAGGATGCGGAAGGTATCAAGCAGCGCCATTAGCGTCTCTGGTTAGCGTACTCAGCCGCTAGGGCTTCGTTGTGTCGGTTGACGGTTGCGATTTCCCATAGGTTCATCGCGTCTCGACCCCCGTGGCCAAGGCCGAGTTGTACGGTGATTCGTCCAACATCCCTTTGGCTTCGTATGGTCACGCCTACGAGACTCGCGGTATCGTGCGTTTCGAGCAGGGCTTTCAAG